GAAATTTAAACGGTAACCAACTGGGCAACTATGCTATCCATGCCATGTTGATTGCTCAACTCTTCGCTATCATTTTTATTCAGCTCCAACAGTCCAACCCAAAATTTGAATGCGAAATCACCGGATTTAGTACAGTTGTATGCGCCTCTGACTGAACTGATAACCTAACCTTAAAGACAAACACACTGACCTCTGCTATAATGTAGAGGTCTTTTTTATGACAAGAATTTAAATGAAACTTAAAGCAATTGCCTCTGCTGTCGTAGCAGTTCCTTTGTTAGTATCATGTGGAGGGGGATCGGATAATATTGTAAGACTCAATGGTGCGGGTGCTACATTCCCTGCTGCCCTGTATCAAGCATGGTTTACTAGATATTCCCAGGCAACAGGTAATAGGGTTAACTACCAGGCTGTTGGTAGTGGTGCTGGAGTACGTCAGTATAATGCTCAGACTGTTGACTTCGGTGCCTCAGATGCTGCTGTAAAGGACTCAAAGATTCCTGAGGGTGGAATGGTTCAGATCCCAATGACCGGTGGGGCAATCGTCCCTGCATACAACAATAAAGGATGTGACGCCAAGATGACACAGACCCAACTTGCTGATGTCTTCATGGGTAAGATTACTAACTGGTCAGAGTTTGGGTGTGATGATAAGCATATTTTGGTGGTCTATCGTGCTGATGGTTCAGGAACCACCAAGGGATTCACCAACTCCCTGGCAGCATTCTCCCCTGAGTGGAAGAAAAAACTGGGCACTGCTAAATCGGTCAAGTGGCCTGTTGGTGTGGGTGCCAAGGGCAACTCTGGTGTCGCTGCTCAAGTAATCCAACAGGATGGTGCTATTGGATATATGAATTATGACTATTCCAAGAATCCCAAACTCACTCAAGTAAAATTACAGAACAAGGCAGGTAATTATGTCACGGCAAATGCTGAAACATCTGCTGCTGGTCTGAGTAAGATTGTTCTTGATGATAAACTTCGTGGTACTGATGCTAACCCTGCTGGTGCCAATGCATATCCTATTGTCTCTCTGACATGGATTCTTGCGTACCCTGAATCTAGAACTGGTGTCAAGGATATGCTCCGGTATATGTTGAGTGAAGAGTCACAGGCCCTGTCAGATAGTCTTGGATTCGTTCCTCTGCCTGAGAATCTGAGACAGAAGTCCCTTGCTGCTGTAGAAACAATCTCTGAAATCTAAAGAAAACTGGAAATCTTAAGAAAAAGGAGTTGACAGAAATCGTAACATTACTATATAATATGTAAAGTTATGAAACAAAAGGTAAATGACTGTAACGAGCAACGATCTTGGACAACAAAACATGTGGGCAAAAGAGCCACGCATGTATATCGACCCGACTGCTGCGGAGCGTTACGGTTATGAAACCTATGCCGAGAAAGCAGAGAAGTTGAACGGTCGCGCTGCAATGATTGGATTCGTTTTTGGAATCCTCTCCTATGCAGTCACCGGCAACTTCTTCTTCGGTCTCTTCTGATACTTGCATTTCTTGTCCTCTTGTCCTATCCTTAGGACAACTCTTTGAATCCTAATGATTGAACTTTTGACGCAGACTGAATTCTCTTGGGCTGCCAACCACACCATCGCTGAATTCCTTGCAGGATACATCTTTGGTGGGGCACTTATCATCGGAGCACCTGGCGTATTTCTCTTTATTGCTTTTATGCCAGCATTGCAGAGAACTAAAGGAGCACAGATTGGTTACAAGGACCACAAGGATTATGGTTATTCATCCACCTATGAAAATGGAAAGATGAGCGATCAGAAACCTTATACACATTATATCCGTGCAGCTGTCCAATGACAGTTAATATATACGAGATGAATGTAACTTTCTAATATGCCAAACCCTGAACAGCTCTACGAGGACATGCAGAAGTTGGACGATATGTATGAAGAACTTCTATGGCACCCAGACGATGAGTTACAATTTACTCACGATGGGAATAAAATCATAATCACAAACAAAACATTGGAGAAAAAAAATGAACGAAAACGCAGAACGCATTAACGGTTGGGCAGCAATGCTTGGTATTGTTGCAGCAATGGGATCTTATGCAGTATCCGGTCAAATCATTCCTGGTATCTGGTGATGGCATTTGTAGTAGCAGCTATAATTATGCTGATTCCAATTGCCGCAGTAGTGAAAGAATCATGACTTACGATTGGACACTACTGCAGACTTTAATTTTCATCATCACTCCTTACTTCCTGATGCTTGCTTTGGCAAGTAAAGATGAGGATGATGATGGTTCTGATGGTGGTATGATGCAACCGCTTTATGCACCGTCACCCTCTTGACACAGACAATTAAATATTCTATAATTGGGGAGCACTAAACCGCTCCTTTTTTAATGCTTAAAAACGTTACTGCCTTTGCTTTACTCAGTGCTCTCACTGGATCTTGTGTGAGCGCAGAGCAGCCAAAGCAAATTAAAGATGCACCAGTACAAGAAGATGTTGTATCAATCCCTGTAGAACCCTATATTCCATCTTGGAAGTGCCCTGATTGTACTCCTGAAGAACAATATGTTCTTGGCGAACTTCAAGAACATACTCGCATTACTGATCGTAATGCACTTGCCACTATCATGGGCAATATTCAACAAGAGTCCATGTTTACAGCAAACATCTGTGAAGGTGGTGCTCGGGTAAATTATGATAACTGTCTTACCGGTGGTTATGGTTTGATTCAGTGGACATCAGTTGGCCGATATCTTAATCTTGGTAAGTTCTGTGATAAATATGGTTGCAATCCAAGTAGTCTAGAAGGTCAGACTCGTTATATGATTAACGAGAGCACCTTCCAACGTTACCTTCCTATGTTTGAGGGTAGCGGACAAACTGTCCGTCAATACATGGTCCCTGCTTACTATTGGTTGGGATGGGGTATTGAAGGTAACCGTCAAACCTATGCATACGAATACACTAAGAAACTGATACTGGCATGATTAAAAAACTCATCAGTAAACTTTCGGGAGAACAATCAACCAATGACTTATGATGATTGGAGGTATAATGACTTCAACACTAAATTGAGACAAGATGTTCTGAAAGCTCTTATGGCTAAGTATGGTCATGTGATGGAAGGAAACCAACCTAAGTATCCTGCTAAATCAATCTATGAATGTGCTCATGATTGGATTTCTCAGGGAAATAAAAACTCCTATGGAGTAACAAAATATTTTGAGGAAAACTATACATGAAAAAAATTATCATGAGCCTGCTGGCAGCAGCAACTGTTTGCTCTCCAGTACTTGCTAACTCTAAACTCGCCAAGGGTTATTACACTATGGACTCGATGGGGTGTATGCTGTTACGCGAATGCACCGATGGAGTCACTAAAGTCGAAAGTATCAATACTATTGCTAACGTCCATTCCAATAGTAATTATGATATTATTGCTAATGAGTTCAACAACATGCTTGTCTCCCTTAGGAGGGTCGGAGTTAATGTGTTTCTAGCAGATGAAAAGTATTTCCCTGTAGGACACCGTGGAGTGTATCATACAGTAGGAAATAACTTCTTTCTGAATAAAACATTCATGCGTCTCCCTAGAGTACTAATGAGTGTAATGAGACATGAAGGATGGCATGCTGCACAAGATTGTATGGCAGGCACTATTGATAATAGTATGATTGCTATCATTCTGGATGAGGAAAAAGTTCCTCAACTTTGGCAAGATATGGCTACTCATACCTACAAGAATATGCCTAACGCAATTCCTTGGGAGAAAGAGGCAACCTGGGCAGGTAAGACTGAGGGTATGACTGCTAAAGCACTTGAATCTTGTGCTCGCGGCACGATGTGGTCTGACTATGATCCAACACCAATGACCCGTGAATGGCTGGTTAAAAACGGTTATCTCGATAAATAAAGTTGCCTTTCCTGGTAACTTATGCCTGAAGAAGTAAAACCCACCGAAGAAAAGAAACCTCAAGTAAAGAAAAAGGGTATTCTCGGTAAGATTAAGGAGGCGACAGATGATAAGGAAGAACAACTTGCAATTCTGTCTACTTTTGTCAGGCTTGGTATTCTTGTATGGTCTGGTGGAATACTCACGCTGGCATATATCAAACTCCCCCCTGCTTTTGGAATCCCAGAACAAAAACTGGATCCAACCTTCATCGCCTCAGTCTTCACAGGGGTTTTAGCTACGTTCGGGGTTCAGGCAGCGAAGAAGTCTGGAGATAGTAATGGTGGAAGTGGTATCACTAAAGCAGATATGGAGCGTTTGATTCAAGCAGCAGCACAAACTGCACCACATCAAACTCTTCGTATTGAGCAAGCACCAGTCACCTTAAAGGTAGATAATCCAAACGATACATATAAGATGTGATTTAATTTTAATCATTATGTTTTTTAAGAAAATCAGTTTGGTCACTGGTGGATTTGATCCTATCCACAGTGGCCATATTTCATATTTTAAGAGAGCAAAAGATTTCTCTGATTATCTTGTAGTAGGACTGAATACTAATGAATGGTTGACTACTAAGAAAGGACAATATTTTCTGTCTTGGGTTGAACGTGCTGAGGTTGTACGTCATCTTGAGATGGTTGATGCAGTGATTACCGTTCCTGATGATGAAGTAGGATCTGCATGTGGTGCCATTGCTAAGTGCTTAGAGATCGCAGAAACTGTCGTATTCTGTAATGGTGGAGATCGGCAGAAAGGTAATACTCCAGAATTAGATATGTACGGTAGTAATCCCAGAGTACAATTTGAGTTCAGTGTGGGTGGTGACGATAAGATGAATAGCAGCTCTTGGATCTTGAAAGGATATTTTGAAAGGCAGAGAAAATTGCTTGGTATTTGATGTATCATGAAGTCAA